TGAAGCGTGCCTTCTGCTCCAGTGTATAGCCGTCGTACTCCTCAGCCGTTACGCCCATGGCCAGATACATCCGGCTGATACGTATCAGGCTGCGGGTTGATGGAATCTTCATCGTTACCCGGACAGGCCTACGCCGAAGGATCAGCGCCAGCGGCAGGCTGATGCCCCCGTCTGCGAGGGCTACAGCTGCCAGCAGTTCAAGTTCCGTGTTCGTCATCATCCTGCTGCTCTGTCTGCGGTTTGGTCACTGGTGTCCGGTTCTACGCCCGGCGGATAGCTGCGCCAGCGGCGTTCCTTGCCGTCGGTGGGCTTCAGCATGTCCACGCGGATGCCGAAGCCGAGCACGTTGCTCATATTCATTCCGTTCTGCCAGCCATTTCGGCTCAGGCGGGCGTTGAACACGCGGAAGCTGTGTCCGCTGTGCATTTTGATGGTCAGCACGCCAGTCTTCACGAAGTTGGCCGGTGGCGTATAGGCACCGTCCGCTTCGGCTTTACCGCCGAACACTTCGGACATATTCTTTGCACTCAGCTGGATAAGGTTCATGGTGAAGGCATCGCTGCCCGGGTTTGTCTGGATGGAGTCCACGGGGCCGTCTGTCACCTGGGCGGCATATACGTCCAGAAACTGCGGTGCATTGCCCGCAGGTTGCATGCCGTTTTCGTCGAGCCAGCCCAGCGTCTTTTCCTCGCCCTGGCTTTCCTTGAAATTGACTTCGGCCACGCCGTACATAAGTCCGTTACTATTGTCCATAATAGTTGTTGGTTAATGGTTAATGATAAATGGTTAATTGCCGGTTGTCCGGTGTTTGATCAGCCAATAAATGACGGCCAGAAGTAGCACAACGAGCAGAATGGCCGGGATCGTATAATTCCTGCCGGACGTGTCCTTCAGCTCGTCAGTGGTGGCAGACTCGTCGCGGATGCGGTTCGTGGCGGTCGTGGTGATCTTTTCCACTCTTCGTTCCTCGCCCTGGTGGGTGGCCGTAATCTGTATGCCGCCCTGTCCGTCCGGTTCAGCCTTCAGGGTCAGGTGGCCGTCTGCCACCGTCTTCCCGAAGTCCATCGGTATCAGTGGTAGCCGTTCCAGTTCCGTCGGGGTCAGGTTCAGCCTCGCCAGTGTCATCGGGACCGGCTCGTAGTCTGTCACCGCGGTGACGATCACGTTCGAGCTGTCCACGCGGGCGGCTGTTGTACTCTTCTGCAGACGGCTTGTACTTCGACAGCTCGCCACGCAGAGGGCACACATCCCAATAACGGCAACGCACAGCCTGTGTTGCCACCGTAAGCAGCGTGCGCTGCATCTTTGCAAAATTGCCATTGATAATGATGTTTTGATTTTGTAACTCAGTGATACGTTCATCCATTTTAAGCAGCGTGTCGCCCTGGCTCTCGTACAACTGCTTATAGATTACTTCTTGCTCCTTGCGGTTGCGTGCACTGAAGGTCTTGCGTGACAGGATCCACGTGCCCAGCGATGCCAGGAAGCCGGAGGGAAGTACCCACATAAGAATGTCCAGCAGTGCCATAATAATTTAATTTGTATCAAATCAGATTCCACCCGGCTTCCACCTCGCTCATGTCGGCAGGAACGCCGTTCTCCACCAGACTGATGGCGGCGGCAAAAGCGCACATCGTGGCCTTGTCGTCCACATCCGGCACATAGGTGTCCGTCACGTCCATCTCCCGGCACACACGGCGTATGTAAGCGTCGGTGTTGTTCTCCACCGGTGGAGCCCAGCGGCGGATGAAGTCGGAAACAGTTCGGCATCCATGTTTTCGTCGGTAGTTCTGCAGGGTGACTATCAGGGCGCGGTACCCGTAGCGTATCTCGGTGAACTGGAAGAAGGCCGGGTCGGTCTGCTGCGGTCGCAGACCTTGCCAGCGGTCTTTCGTCGTTCGGATGTTGCCGGGATTGTTGTTGCGAAGTCCTCTCGGTTTCATACGTCCTCCTTACTCAATGGTGGTTTCACCCACGGCAATGTAAGCGTTCCCGTCCCACATCAGGGTGGTCACACTCCCGGCCTTACAAGCCACGCCTGCGATGGTCTGCGCATTGGAAGCCGACTCGTTGCGGACAATCATCATGGAACCGGCCTGTACCAAGGTTTCGACCTCGAAAGTACCAGCTGTAGCGTCGGCTCCGAAGGTCATCACCTGCGGGTTGCATTCGTGCTTGATGTGTGTGTCGTCTTCCGGCAGGCAGTTCACGGCAATGGGGAAAGGAATTCGTTGGCAGCGTTCACCCTCTTCCGAATAGGGTGCGAAGAAGTCATAGCTGCGGTTGGATTTGGTGTTGATGTAGCTCATACTAATTGATAATTGAAAATTGATAATTGAGAATTGGGAACTGAGAACGGGGAATCTTCATCCTCCCTTCTCAATTTTTCCATTTTATGACGCTTTCTTCGTCACGATAGCACCCAGGTACTTGCCTGTAATCGGAAGTGCCAGGCCTCGCATGTTGAAGCCGATGACGTCGCCTCGGTACTCGGGATCGCGCAGACGGTAGTACATGTCGAAGTCACTCTTCGCACGTCCTACGGCGTCTCGATAGTAGAAGGTGGAAGCGATGGCATCGGTCGACTTCACAGGATCGTCGTAGCCCACACGTACACCCGTATCGCCGTTGTAGCGTGGCGTGAGCGGTGTGATATACACTTTAAATGAGAACATGTTGTTTCCGTTGAAGATGCTCTTGTACATGTCCATATCTTGTTTGCGCAAGTCGGCGGCGTGCCAGGGATGCAGCAACAGAATGCGTCCCTCGGTAGGCATGTCCATCAGGTTGGCCTGAGTCTCCAGCTGCAGCAGCTGCTCGAAGCTGAAAGCGTAGTAGGTGTTGTTGATGGTACTCTTGTTGCCGGTCGATACGACGTTTACCGGGGTGAAGTCGCCGTTTTTGGTAGGAGACCAGTTGAATCCGGCCATACGAGCGAACTTGGTGCGCAGCGAGGTACGGTGGCCCTCGATGACGCTGTTGCGCTTGTCCGCTGATTCCTCGATTTCGATGGCGTTGATGTGCACGGTGTTCTCCGTGTCGAAGCGTTTCATCTCCAGCCGGTGCGGGATGTCCTCACGGCGTACGATGGGGATGGGCCACACGGCATTGTCCACGATGACGTCAGGGTTTACGCCCGCCTCCTGAATGTTGAGGGAACCGTTGTCCGTCCAGGCGTCCAGGTTACGCGATTCGTTCACGAAGCTGTCGCTCGGAAAGAACTGCTCGACGATGCCGGGCAACCAGATTTCCTTGTTCAATCCGTCCAGCAGACAGCCGCTGGCCTGTAGCGGGATAAGGCTCAGGCCCATCTGTATGCCGAACATGGCGCCGTGCGACACGTCCAGTGTGCCGGCAAATACCTGACTGGTCAGTGCATTGAACAGCACTGCCGTCAAAATTCCGATGATAAGTTTTGCTTTCATTTTGATAATAGATAATTGAAAATGAATAATGGATGATTGATTATGCAGGTTCGTGGCCGTAAGCTTCGCGGAACTTCTCCTTGTAGAGTTCGGGGTTTTGCTTCAACTCCTTCAGGCGGTCGGCTTTCAGGATGTCGCCGAAGCTCATGTCGCGCAGCTGCACCGATGTTCCGGCGGCCGGTTTCTGGGAATCCACTTGGGCATGGATGTTCTGACGCTTGGCGATGCTGTTCAGGCGCACTTCCGAACCTGTGAAGTCCGCCTCAAAGGCTTTCAGCCAGGCGTCCTTTCCCGATGCGTCGATACGTCCGTCTTTCACAGCTTCGTCCACCAGCGTCACGGCCCTTGCCTGGTTGGCTTCCCGTTCTTTTTTCTCATAACCATCGACCTTGGCCTGAAGCGTCTGCTTGTCGGTCTTCAGCGTGGCGTTCTCGGCTTGCAGGCTGTCGCGCAGGGCTATCAGGCTGCTTACCGCTTCCTGTACTGCCTGATCCGATGCGGAGTCCTGCAGTTTGAGCAATTGTCTGATTGTACTCATGTCTTCTCGTTTATTAATGTTAGTAATGATGCCTTCCAAGGCACGGTTGTCGTTCAGGTTGATACGCTGGCCGCTCCGGCGGTCGTACATGGCCAGGGCGTTGTGGTTGGCTCCGATGGCGCAGACCGACACCTCGCGCACGGTCCAGCGGGTCACGGTGGACCCCGTCTGTCCCTCCAGTTTCAGGGCGGGGTCGTCGCTGGCTTCCTCGGCCCAGGCTCCCACGCTGCACATGCGCAGGAAACCGCGTTCCACCTTTCCGGCAATGTCGGCGGCTTTCGGATCGTCGGTGTCGAACACGATGTCGACCAGGATGCGGTCGCCTTCCTTACGGATGTTCTCGCCGCGTCCGATGGGTGCGTCCCAGTCGTTGTGGTTGTACAGGACGACAGGGTTCTTGGCGAACTCCGCTAAGTTGGCCCCCGCGGTCAGCATACGGAAACCGTAGGTGTTGACCGTGTCGTCGTGTACGCAGAAGGTGTATGCTTTTTTACTCATAGGTTTTCGTTTTTGTTTGCTGCAAATTTCTGCGATATAATTGTGACAAACAAATCGGTTTGTAACGGTTACCGTAGGGCGTGCAATGGTTTCCATTTTTCTGTAAACCATTACAAACCGATTATTTTATGAAGGACAGGAAGGCTAACTTTGTGGCAAACATCGAGGGAAAAAAGATATGACCGCACAACTGACAAATCAACAGAAAAAGGATTGGGCAAAATTGCTTTACCTGCAGGGCGACACCGACAATAAGGATATTGCCGAAAAAGTCGGCGTAAGCCGCAATACCATCACCCGATGGGCCAAAGATGAGGACTGGGAGATGCTACGGGCGGCGGTAACCTCCACCCGAGAGGAGCAGATACGAAACATGTACCATCAGATTGCCCAAATCAACAAGTCTATTGCCGAGAGCGACACCAAGTATGCCACGCCCGCCCAGGCCGATGCCATCAACAAGCTGGCTTCGGCTATCAGCAAGCTGGAAGGCGACTATGGTATTGCCGATATCATCTCCGTCAGCAAGCAGATGCTCACATGGATGCGCAGGAAGGACGCTGCCAAGGCCATGGAGATGAGCGAATGGTTTGATGAATTCATTAAAGAAAAACTCCGCTGATATGACAGTACAACGGCTCAAAGGGAAAAACAGGCAGCTGGCCGAGGATTGGGAAGAGTTCCTCCGCACCATCCGTACGCACACCGCGGTAGATTTCACCATGACCGACGCGGAGCGTGTCGAAAAGCTGCGCTACCTCGAAGCCCGTCCGCTGGAGTGGATGCGCTTCATGTT